CTCAAATAAAGCTTTGCTGTGCTTTGATTGCTGACGGAAACTCCCCGCCGATTTGAATTGGAGGCGAGAATAGTCACGCTTGTAGCACTAGACGCCACGCTCGTCGTGGTTGGGGTTCGGTTCGCGCCTTCAGGAACAACCTTCCCCGACGGATTTTCATAAACAACCTGCAACACATCCCCAGAGGAGTGCGCTGAGGTATCGAATTTGAGCGTTACCGTTGTTCCGCTCACATTACTATAGCCTGCCGACGTTGACGCCGTTGAATATATGACCACACCGCGAGTTTGGTTGATTATTGCTACCAACCTTTTCACGTTGAAATCGGCTATACCACTAAGGTTCACGGTACCAACTTCGGAGGCTCCCGGAGCGAACGTATAAGTTGGAGTGATAAATTCTTTCATATTTCACCTACCCGAAAATGAGTGCTGTAGTAATTGAATCGCCGCTTTCTCCCGGAGGGCCTTGAATGCCTTGTGGACCCTGTGGACCGGTTGCTCCCGTTGCTCCAGCTGGACCTTGTGGTCCGGTATCACCGGTTGCTCCCGTTGCTCCAGCTGGACCTTGTGGTCCGGTATCACCGGTTGCTCCCGTTGCTCCAGCTGGACCTTGTGGTCCGGTATCACCGGTTGCTCCCGTTGCTCCAGCTGGACCTTGAATGCCTTGTGGACCTTGTGGTCCGGTGTCGCCAGTGTCACCCTTTAGTCCCTGTGGACCTTGAATGCCTTGTGGACCCTGTGGACCGGTATCACCGGTTGCTCCCGTTGCTCCAGCTGGACCGGTTGCTCCGGTGTCGCCCTTTAGTCCCTGTGGACCTTGAATGCCTTGTGGCCCTTGTGGTCCGGTGTCGCCGGTTGCTCCCGCTGGACCGGTTGCTCCGGTGTCACCCTTCGGCCCCTGTGGACCCGTTGCTCCGGTTGCTCCGGCATCACCCTGTGGACCGGTTGCCCCCGTTGCTCCGGTTGGACCCTGTGGACCCGCTGGACCAGTGTCACCCTGTGGACCCGCCGGTCCGGTTGCTCCGGTTGGACCCTGTGGACCTTGTGGGCCCGGAGCACTGAGAAGGACCCAATCTGCAGCCGTCGATGTGCCTTTAGATAAATATTGATCGCCAGTTGTTATATCAACATAATGGTGACCAATTTGCGGGGGTGCAAACGTTGGGGCACCAGCTTTTTTATAAATATGCTTAGCCATATCTTCTCCTAATAGGTCCCATCGTCTTCTTCCAACTGTTGGTCCATTTCGAATGGCACATTGTCCGTAGACCACATCTCATCATTCAAATACAAGATCTCGCCATTTCCAACTAAAACATCGTCACCTTGTACCAGGGTGTAATATTCATCCATCACCACCTGGTTATCTTGAATCAAACCTATCGCGTATCTATGCGGTAAGTCATCTTCACCGTCGTTAATAACCAATCTATCCGAAACAATGAATTCTATAATATCTCTAGATGCAGACCATAAATCCCAATCTTGACACACCAACTCATATGAACTATCTGCCGCTATAACAACACCTGTATCGTGTATTTCGATATCTAAATTAGTGGTATTTATCAAAATCTTACGCATTTTTAAGTTGTTACTCCACGCACTATTACTCCAGCAACAACATTGTTACATGAGCCAGACGTTACCTTCATCGCTAACTGCTTATTTTTAGCAATCGCTATACTAACTATTTTAGTATCACCTCTTGAAGCCACTATAGAAATAGTATCTAATAAAGCTAAATTGATACTATTTCCATCATGCGAATAAAGACCCAATGTATATGTATCACTCGCTTGTGAGGAAACAAAGAACTCTACTATTACAGCACTATTCAATGGGACACCACGACCTGTCAAATTAGATGGAACCGTATCATTGAGTAACCATGTATTAGTGTTCACATTACCACTTCTACCAAAAGTAAAACCAGGGCTAGCTGAATTACCGCCGACGCCATTCGCTAGTTCATCAATAGCACCTTGTACGTCTTCTGAAGACAACCCACTAACGCTGTTATCATAAGGAACATCAGCGGCTTCTTGCGAACGTATAACTGGAAGAACTTTGATGCTCATTATTTTAACTCCACAATATCACTTCGTATTTACCACCATTAACTGTCGAATCAATCTTTAACACCCCAAAAACTCCTGAGATATAGTAAGCTTCACCTCTATTAAGCGACACATATTTAGGTGTAGCAGCGCCATCTATATTAATTCTAAGAACAATATTAGCACTATTAGCATTGGGGCCCTTACTTGGATTCTTAATAAATGCTAATTGTATTGGCTGACCAGATGTGGGTACTATAGAATTAGGTACACCAGCAGTTGCTACAGCACCCTCAATATTCTCGGGAGTCGAGGCAACATCATCTACTATAGGTAGCGGGTTACCGTTATCTATACTATTACCTAAAGTATCAACTAGAATAACACGCCTAGCTACAACTGGCTCTTCCTCATAGGTATTCCGCTCTACTTCTTGCTCGGGTATCTTTGGCCGCATCTGCTCGTCAGCGTAGACAAACGCTCCAGAGGCCACTGTAAATCCGCTGGTGTTGTTTCTATTATCTATTGACCCGCCGACTGGACCCACATACATGACAGTTGAGGATTCTATTCGCTTTATCTCGACTGTTAGTGAGTCGCTACCAGGTATCTGTAGCTTTACTATCTGCTTTACTTTGAATAGTTTAGTATTAGATACGGAAACAAGACCGTAGACGTCACCGTCGACTATTAGAAGTTGCGGCGCTACCGCTTTAAACCGCTTCTCCATCATGAGAAGTTCCCCTACCCAATTATCCAAACACCTTGAACCATATCAAGGCTTATCAGTATATTATACCTCTTCGCAGGCTTGACGATACCTTTCTTCCGATGTTTTTGCTTCAGCTTCAAGTATCTCTTCCTGCGTAGGGATATGAGACTGTATAATTCTAATTATTTCTTCGTCTGTTGGTTGTCTAGTTCTAATTTCATTCAAAACTTGTTGAATAGGTTTTTCTTCTTTTTTAAGCTCTTCGCTAGTTGCTTTAGCAAGTGCTGATTTTAATAGCTCTAGTTTTACTTGTGCCTTTTGCAGTGAAGTTACGCGCTTAGCATCTTCATCTTTCAGCTGTTGGTACTTTTGCACGTATGGGTCGTTCAGTATTGCCTCAATACCGCCTTTAGCATAGGTACTTGCTGCTCCAGTTACACCCCTACGGTGAGCAGCGACACCTAGTAACTCCAAGTGTTCCGGATCTGAAGTAAATTTACCTAAACGAGACTCATTGTAGTTCCAGATGTGTTTAGCAACGTGATTGTCGAAATTTACGTCTCTAGTTAAGTTATTAACATCTTCTGGAGAAGACATAGAAGATATCAACTTACCAGCAAAAGAATTCTTAAGTGGTTTATATTTTTCTGCAGCCTCTTTTACATACAATGGCATTAAACCATAACTAGAAACTGATTTAGTCCCCTTATGTATACCTGATTGTACCATGTTGTGCTCTCTATTTTTACCACCACTAGATTCCATAAAAGCAATACGTTGTAGATGAGGAGGAACTGATTGGCTTGGTACAGATTGAACTTGATGTTGGTAAGCAGGTACACCATCGTCTTTTTTCATGTATTCTGCTTCAAGTTTTGCCTTTTCTTCTGGAGATAGATCTGCCAATGTTCTAACTGGTTGACGTCGATTAACAGCTAGATCTCTTTTAGCCTGTACGTCAGCTTGTTGTTTCGCTGTACCCTGTGTAGCAGAAGTGTACTCTTTAACGTTTTTATTTTGGCCTAGACCTTCAATAGTCTCTACATTTTTAGCCTTACGCTTTTGATTTACAGTTGGATCATAGAGACCTGCACCTTTTGGACCATAGTTAGATTTCGTCAATCCTGGGTTGTAATCCTCTAATCTATTCTGATGAACAACACCTTCTGGGTGTCCTTCAAGCTCGTACCAATTTTCACCCACATGAGAAACTATAGGTCTACTCTTATCAACGCCAACGTTTTTTACTCTATACCATTTACCATCAACCATGGCTTGATGGTCACCTTTATAATTAGGATCAGGTGTAATTGCTTTATCTAATTTTTCTGGTTTATACTCTTCACCTTGTAATAGTGCCTTCAACTCTTTCACCTGACGCTCGTACTCTTCAAGGCGCTCCTTAAGCGTACCATCCTTGAGTATACGGGTTAGGCGCTTATGCTCTTCTATTAGTTCTTTTTTAGACTCAGACACGGAAACCTCCGTTACTTACTCTTTATATAGCTATCCCAATGAAACTTAGACATCTCACTGTGGTGAGCGGGTAAATCAGGGTGGACATGTTGTTTCATATTTGATGCTGAAAGTTCTTTAGCTTTATTAGCATGCATAAAATATGCTTGTTTATGTTCCTCTGGGGTAAAGGCAGAGTGATAGGCATTTGCTTCATCTCTACCGTGAGTAGACATAATTGGTTTACCAGATTCAGTTGTACCCATTTGATAATGTTTTGGTTTACCAGTCATAGCAGGTCCTGGACCTACAACACCATTCTTAACACCGAACATTTCTTTTTCTTTACTTGCTGCCTTAAGATCATCAAGTGCTTTTTCTAGTTGCTCTAGTTTCTCGTCAAGTTCTGATTTAACCATCATGTTAGGTGTTTTATTGATATGTGTGTTGTAGAAATTGTGAAGTGCTGCTTTAGCTTTCTCAGCATCTGGACCAAAAAAGTTACCAGTAGCAGTCTTATTTTTATCAGTATGCTCAATGTTAAACGTAGAAGATGGATGCTCAGGTGACGCCTTGAATTGGCCAGGTTCCTTAACAACAGAACCTGATTTTCCACCTACATGGTATTCCCCCATAACATTCATTGCACTTAACCTGTTGTGCAGATCAGTGTGAGGATCAACATCTGCGTGCGCGGTATTAGCTGCAAGTCCAGCAGCCGCTAAACCAGCAGCAGCAAGTGTACTCTTAATACCTTTTTCCATATCTTCGGTATCGTTTTTTGTAAGTGGAACCTTAGGCTGTGCAACCTTAAACTGTGGTTGCTGCGGTTGCTTAATCTTCTTTCTATCTTGTCTAGCTACAACATTAGACTCAGAAGTGGTTAGAGGATAATCCTCAGTTGGTTTTCCAGCTTTACCTTCTTCTATCTCTTTGTCAAGGTTTAGTTCTATCTTCTCTATATTCCACTGTCCATTCTTATTTTTAGTTATCTTTTCCATATTACTTATCCTCTTTTGCTTTAGACTTAATTGCTGCTACTTTTGCTTCCAACTCCTGCTCAAGAAACTTAAGTCTAAGTTCCTTCTCCTTCTTGGCATGTTCAAACTCCAAGTCGGTCATGCGTTTCTTGTGATCTACATCGATATCGTGGTGAGCATCTTTATGATCTAATTCTTGATCTTGTTTAGCGCCCTTATGTTTAAGGTCTTGAACTGTTTCAGCGTGCTTAAGTTCTTCCTTAGTTGGTTGAGCAGGAACTTGGTGATGAACTATGTATGCAATCTCTGAATCAGAGTATCCCTCTTCTTTAAGAAGCTGTACCAACTCCTCTTCTGAATAGGGTTGCTCTTCTTGTTGATCTTGTGGTTGAGCTTGATCTTGCTGCGAAGCAGTGTCGGCTTGTGGATCTACTCCTCCGTCCTGATTTGGCACTTGACTACTATCAGCCATACCAGGTTCTCCACCCTCTCCTCCGCCTTGTGTATCATCGACTGGTACGGAGCTCCCCACAGGGTTACCTGTGTTTGGTGAGCTTCCTCCTTGGTCGGTATCTTCTTTCTTCTCATCATCTTCACCGAGCATACTTAAAAAAGCACTAGAGTTAGATAAATCAGCCTTAAGAACCTTCCAGCGATCTTTTAATGACTTCTTGTCCTTTGGCTTTTTAAGTGGTTCTTCACCTTCAAAACGGAAAACAGATCCATCTGGATTTGTAACTTCACCCTCTTTAAGATCGTCTTTAATCTTACTCATTTTATACTCCACAGAATTCTTTGTGTATCCATTTTCTACCCAACAACTTAACGCACATTTCTTCACCCTCTGGTGTCCAGGAATCTGATTTAGATAGGTTAGTGGTCTTATCGAGAATCCTTAAATTCATATAATGTTGTAACCTTATTAATTCTTCTTCGTTCTGAGCTTGTGAACAGGGACAGATATGGTCAATATGTTCATTAGTGTTTGGACATCGTTTAAGGTAAACCATTAACTCTTTAATTGAACACCCTAACATATCTTCACTACTAGATTTTTTACTTCCTCTTTTAATAGCACAATTAATTCTATTTCTAACCTTTATAGATAAAACTTCTATTTGCTGTTCATGCGAGGCTGAACCATTTTCTACTGCTTTATATATAGCTCTTCTTCTTTCATTGTGCTTCTGGTAAATCTTATTTTTATTGATACGAAAATACTCTGCTTTATGTTCCTTAACATGTTTTGAGTGTTTTATTTTTTGAAATTTACTTTTATGATTTGCACAGCAAAATTTTGCCATATGACTTTTAGTTTTATCAATAAACATTGAGCCACACATTTCACATTTTTTTTCTACATAACAACTCATTGTTACCTCAAATAAAGTCTACAAGTACACGCTTATTATAATAGGACTTAACTGCATCCATCTCTTGCTGAATTTGCTGAGCTAAATCCTGCAATCGACCGACTAAAAATTGGTTACCAGCATTACCAGTACCCTGACTTACTCCATCAATCCCGATACTTACAGAATTATACGGAAATATCAAATGGCCTAAGTTAGATAACACCATATATGCAGCCATCTTCTCTACTAATGAAGCGATTAAAGCAGGACACTTGTCGTTATCAAAGCCAGCACGATACTTAATTCGCACGGCGCCAGGGAACACGTCAAGACCGCTTGCGATCATAGCGTGGAACTGTGCGCCGGCGAATGACGATAATAAAAATCCAGACAAACTTGAACCATAAGCTGGAACGAGTCTTATAGCTGAATCTTGTGGATCAACAAATACGTGTTCAAGTGGAAAGTTAATAAGAGCGGGTTCTGGTTCGGATTGATTTGAAAAACTAAGTTTAATTTCTTGCACATCTAACACTGGACTGTTGTTTAATTTAATCCAGGCATAAGATTGGGCCCACAATTTTCTGTTGTAATCGTGTCGCTCGCTAAAGTGAACTGGAGTTATAAAAATATTTAACTCATGTTCAACTCTAGAGATAGCTTTAGTAATATAATCTTGTATCGTTTCATCTGGTATTGTTTCACCTGTAAGTGCAGACTTTAAAGGTATACCAAACAAAGATGTTCTTTTCAAAATAGCTGGAGTAGGTATCGGAAGATGTCTTTCTGGGTGTGGTGACTCTTCTTCTGTCGACCAATGCGGAAACGGATTGTTATAGGGCGAGTTTGAAATCGACATACTTTACCTCTTATTTTTATTGTATAAGGCTTCCAATTCCGCAAATCTCTTCTGCCTCTCTTCTGGCGTCATATCGGCAGAACTTACAACCTTACCGTGCGGACTTTGTTGTGGAGCTGGTTGTTCAGCTGCCGGCGTCGCTGTTGGTGCTGCAGCTGCTGGTGCTTGAGGACTCTGTGAAGAAGAACGAGCTTGATTAACTGCTTCAAATCTTTTTCTAGCATCTTCCGACAACATATTTGGGTTTAGTCTACGTTTTGTCTCTTCTATCTTAGATTCAAGCCACTTCTTCGCCTGCGGCGTGTTTTGGACAATACTAGCAGCAGCCATAGATGGATCTTTTTCCATAGATACACCGTGCGCTTGTCCACCTTCACCACCCTCATCAAAGGTCTGTCCAAGTTCTTCAACAACCCTACGAGATGAATCCTTTGGTTGAACCATCTGTGTCGGTGTAGAATCACCTTCTTGTTTAAAACTTTTAATTTTCTTATAGTCAGCTTGTGAAACTTGTTTAGGTTTATTAGCAGTAAGTATATGGCCCATGATAGTTCGTAGGGCGTAAGGTTTAAATGGCCCGACTTCAGGTTTATACGAATTAACTGCATGCATCAAACCGTTGATACCACTTTCGTGGTGATCTTCTTCTTCTGTGTTCGGTGGTAGGTGACCCTTAGATTTAAGCTTTCTAACAGCGTGACCAATCAGCGGAGAAAAATTACTAAATATATACTCGGCCACTTTCTTCTCGTTAGGAGAAGACGGAGAATGTGTATCTTGCTCTGTTGGACTTGCGTTGCCTTGTTTCGTTTCCATTTTTATCTCCAACTAAATTTTATCTTCATCTTCTTGTGAATAATCCAAATCTTCAGGTAAAGCATCATAATCTGGGGATTCAGTAGAACCACTTCCGCCGCTCAACATGTGCATGCGTTGTTGTAGCAATTCAAACTGACGAGCTGCCGCAGCGTGATCATGAATTTCATTTAGTTGTTTAGCTGTCTCTGATGCTTTTTGTTTTTCTTGCTCTTTGTTAAGAGCGTGCCACTCGGCCGTTTTTTTCTGTATTGCTGCGGCCTTTTGATGAGGTAGCATTCCGTCTAAAGCACCGGATGCCTTAAAATCACTTAAGTGTTGATTAAGATCTTTAGCTAAATCCTTAGTAACCTTACCACTCTGGTGGTGTTCGAATATAACAGGGTTGTGGTGCGACTCAGCAGATTCACCGCGTATTTCTTTTAATTTTTGAACATGATTTGCTGCGTATTTCTTAGCGTGTTCTAGCATAGCATCAGACATCTCGTTAGATTTTCTTGTGCTTTTTAAGCTGTAAGGTGTAGACCTAATACCAGTCATATGAGCAGCCTCATGGTGACTGAATCCTTTATCTAACCACGGTTTAATTTTTTCTGTTTCTTCGGGTGTAAACATAGAAGCAGGATCAGACTCTTTTTCAGCTTTATCCAAGATTTCGATAGATTGTTTTAGAACCTTTAGTGCCTTACTAAGATCGTCCAATTCTTGCTTAGCTTTTACTTTTTCATCTTTAGTAGGTAGAGTAGGTACACCCTGTTGTGCTAATTTTTGACGTTTAATCTTTACATCTATAGCATCTATTTTCTTTTTATATTCCGGGTCAGACATTGGGTTAACAATTTTTTCAGTTCTAACGAAGCCAGGCATATCGATACCTCATTTATTTCTAATTCTAGCTAAAATAGCATCTAAAGTTTTGGGATCCATGTTGGCCAACTGTTGTTCAAGCATCTTGTCGTAATCAGGTGTCGCAGCTTGAGGGGCAACTTGAGAAGCAACTTGAGGAGAAGATTGTTGTGTGGCTTCGTCTAACTTAGCACCTACACTTCCTTCACCTGATCTGGATGCTCTAGCCGTATACACAGCAGGATTATGGGCGGGTTGAGATACCTGCACTCCAGAATCTGGATGCATTGCTCGCTCTAAAACCTTATCATTAATATCATTGAAAGCAGATGAATTTTCGTAACCAACTAGATCCTCTTTATATTTAGCTGCATGTTGATCAGTGTGTTGCTTATCACGCACGTGAAAAACGTCCATTATAGGGTGGTGATCCATTGGGTGCAATTGACCAGGAGCAACATCTTCATGTAGTGTTATGTACTTGTTGTTTATCTTAGCGTGCTCCATTGGATATGCACCATCGTGGTACCGAGATTCACCATTTTCTATAGAGTGTGGAGCTTGGAAAATTTCTTTAGAATAAGAAGAATGTGGTGGTTTACGCATCCAACTAAAATCACCACCGTTATCGTGGTGAGCCTTCCAACCAGTGCAGTTCCATTTACCATCTTTTTGAAGGAAACGGGAGTCGTTACGCTGCCAAGGTTGAAGAGCGGGGGCATCAAAAGATAGAACATCTGGGGCTTGTCTAGACACTTTATAAGCTAGATTGCCGTACTGTACAAACTTACGAGCGTGATTAGTTGCGTCGTTCATCTTACCTTGTTCTAGTGATTTCTTATAAGCAGAAGCGTGGTGACCCATCGCGTCCCTAATAGAAGCAACAAAACCCGGTTCTCCACCGTCCAGCATGTCTTTTTGTGTCTTCAACTTTTCAGTAAAGTCTGCCAGTGAGGCATTAGGAGATGAACTTGCACCTCTGTAGTGTGCCATCTTCTCCAGAGACTCAATAACGTGCTCAGCAAGAGATTCTTGAGATAGATTTTTAATTAAATTCTTCATCTCATCTGAGTCGATTTTACGCAGTAATAGTTTTCTGAATGAGGAAAGCATGATTAAATCCTCTCAACTTCGCGACCCACCTGTGCGTATACAGCAGCACCAAACACAACAGTAACTGTGTCTTTATTATCGCTAACTGTTCCGCGTCCAACGTTTAATATAATAATTTCATCTGCTTTTAGTGTACAAGCTAAGATACCATCTATTGTTACTGTTCCAGCAGCAACAGCTCTAACACGAACAGCTGAATACTTAAGAACTTCTTTAGTTCCAGCTGCATTAGATAGAATCTCTTCATACACTAAACCAACTTCACTTGTTCTCATGCCACCGGTCGGTAAATTAGTATTTCTCATCGTAGTTCTCCTATTAAGACTAAGATATTCTACCACGTTTTACATTTAGATGTGCTTCGGTTTTATTTCGGTGTGATGGTGGCGGGGCCACGAATTGAACGTGGTTAGTCTTACGACATGGGGTTATGAGCCCCATCAGCTTCCGTTACTTCATCCCCGCGAGGTTAATTATACCCTTAGCTCATCTTCTATACTATCTGTATACTCAAAAATATATCCATAACATTGTTTTCGCTCGCCTTTCAAGCATAGACCAATAATATTTGGTTGAATATTTAGTTCTCTACCACATTCAGTTCTGTTGACCCAGGTACCTACGAATCTACCTTTTGTCCAATGTCTCTTGCAACCAAGTGCAATGAACACATTAAACGGTTTACACCCCTTGCCTAAGGATATATTTAGACCTGAGCCTTCTTTAAACTTACGTCCAGTGAAAGATTTGGACATCCTCTTTTTAGTCTCATCAGATCTCTTTAAGCCTTTTCCACCTAATGATATCTTTTCTTTAATACACTCAGGTAGTTGAACACCAGTTAACTTCTTTGATATCTTTTCTTTCGTATCTTCGGGTCTTGATATTCCTTTATTCCATGGAGTAAGACCTCTATGTCCACCTAAGCCACCAGAACAAATATTAGCTTCGCAGTCTCCAAAGAATCTGTGCCACATTATTAATTGTTCTTCTCGCTTAAAGGCATCTTCTTCATTTTCAAAGTAATCCAATATAACAACTTGATATTTATGTTTTTTTACGATACTACACCAATATTGGTTTCTATCGTTTTTACTCCATGCTCTTTTTTTAGAACCTTTGCCTATATAAAACACAGTTTTAGTATCTAATCTAATATGGGCATAAACATAAAAAAGCTTATCCATTTTAAAGCCTTAATTCATTTAACATATAGGAAAGAACTTCATTCGAAGTGCCTGAGAATACACCATATTTTTCAGAACGCTTGGTTATTTGTTTAATGCGTTTAGTTAAAGAGTCAGTCCACTCACCACCACGACTAGCAATACGTTGTTTAAGAGTTTCTTCTGACTCTATAATAAATACTGCTTTAATATTAAAAAGATGACCATGGCGTTTTATAAATGTCGAAATCTTAAAAGTCGGATCGTAACAAACTGGTAAACCATTCTCACCTGCTTTTTGAAGAAGTTCTAAGTGGTCTTTTTTACTATTACCATCAAAGGAGATATATGAACAGTTGGTTAGTTGGTTACAGACCCATGACTTGCCGGCACCTGGGACGCCACAGATTAGATAGAGAGTTGGGAGAGTGGTTACTACTGTAGTTTCTTTTTCTTCTAAGTATTTAAAAATTCTACCACCTGCTGTTTTATATCTACCCTTTAAAACCTTAATTATAGTAGACCCATGACAATTATTTTTTTCTGCTGCTTCTTTAATGGATTGATATATCACTCCATTATCGTCTATTACTGGACGTTGTTGTTTTTTGTAAACTTCATCCATTTTAGCTTTAACTTCAGGTTTAGCTTGAGCTTTTTTAACTTGTTCAGAAATATAACGTTTATGTTCTTCTGTTGTAAAAGCTTTTGCTTTTTCAGAAGCAATAATGTGAGCTTCTTCTGATGCCCAACGTTTATTTAAGACATCTGTAATCTTATTATAATACTCAGGGTCTTGCCATCTTTCTTTCATATGTTGAGACATTTCTTGTCTAAGTTCTTCTGATTTCCATCTCTCTTTATGAGAAATAGACATTCGTTCTTTTGTCACCCCTGGAAGACTAGTTCCTAATTTAACTTCTGACATTTTTTGTTTTGTTTCTTCATGAAATTCATAACCACTTGTTCCTCCTGTCATGAGGTTGTAACCATTTGGAAATATAGAATTATATTCTATGATATACTTGCGTTCTAACTTATCTAATTCTTCTTTTGTTGTACACATAGCTAAAACAGAAAATGTAAAATTCTCCTTACCATATTTATTTATGGCTAATTTTATTAGTGGTTGGTATTTTATATTTTTCTTTAGAGAACAATGGGCTTGCCATCTTCGCTCTATTCTCTTTTGAGAAGTCTGCCCCACATAACATTTACCGTTTAAATTGTTTTTTATTAAATAAACGTACATTGCTTTCTCCTTTAAAGCAATTATACCCCATTGTTATTATAGGTAGCTTATCGATGTTTATAAATAAAAAAGGCACCATATAATATGGTGCCCTTTTTAAGTAACTTATTGATATTACTTACCAACGTTCCTCATAACTGCATTAAACTTAGGAGCATAAACAAACAGTGCACCATACATGAGAAGGAGGAATTCGAGAGCAGTTGTTACTACCGCGAGATTCATCTTAGCAAGAGGAGCAAGTTGTTTGAACTTCATGGTTTCAGCGGACATATCCAAGAGGAATGCTTCGCCAAGACCGGGCTTCTTCCATCCAACATCCTTATAAGCAGCCAAGCCAAACTTATAGTTACCGATGAACTGAGCTGTAGAAGCAGCAGCACCGCTAGCAGAACGATACACCTTCATGTACTTCGTTCCAGTAGGGATACCACCAATAGTAAGGGTCACTTCTTGTCCAGCGGTCACAGTTACAGCAGCAGCAGTCACAACTGGAGCAGATTCACCAAAGTCATTGACAAAGGTAACCGCATATTTAAAGTCACCAGCAGGGAGAGCAGAACCTGAACCAGCAGCAGCAGCAGTTACAGAAGCACCAGCGATGTTGGGGCAGTTTGCGTTCACGGCAGCAGGGCGAACCTGTTGACGAGGACGGAGGAAGAGGTTGGGTTTAAGATCAACAACACCAGCGGTGGTTGTAACCTTCGATACATCGTAACCCACAGTCTGACCAGAGAGACCTGGGTCAGAACGGAACTGAGGATAGAATTGACGAACGAAAGCAGAGATCGCAATGGGTTCAGCGTGGAACTGCGAAGGAGCACCGAAGTTTTCCAAGCAGCGAACAGCCATTTCTTCAACATCGTCCTGCACGAACGTTGCGCCAGCGAGGTCTTTAAAGATCGAATTGGATTCAGAGCCCCATCCTTCAAAATCAAGAGCACGGAACTGACTGTCAGAGTCGCCTTTGAGAAGCTGCTGGAGCAAGCCGCTCATTGCGAGTGAGTTAACTGGAAGGTCACCAATTGCACCGGTCTGTTTACCAAGTGCGTCCACGAAGTGTGCATGGCCCCAATAGAGCTCGCGTTCGACGTTCTTCAAGAGATCCATCGTTCCTTCTTTTGCCTGCTGAGCAACAACGTCACCAACAGTTGTGCGAACAAGAGTCATCTGGTGTGAAACCTTACGACGCTTGCTGAAGAACGCGATCCGTTGACCGTCGCGTACGTATGTTGAATCTTCTTCCTGCCCTGCTCCGCCTTCACCGATATAGGGAGACGAATCAGAACCGTAACCAACCAAACGGTTGTACTGTTCGAAGAGGTTGTAAGCCTTATCTATAGTGACTGCTGGCCAGAATTTGAGATTCTTCATGTCGAAGGTAACGACTTTGAGTGTCGATTCCAACGATTCAGTCTGAATCACACCACCATACACGAGGTCGGTCGGGCGACCGGCTCCACCGTATCCAGCTGTAATAGCTTTGTTAAGGGCTTCGACCTCAGCCTGGGAGACAATCCCCTGCTCAAGACCTTGCATAATTTGGTTCATTGCGTCGGTATACATGGGTTTATCTCCTCCTTATTTAATACCGTATTTAGTTGCAATTTCTTCAAGATCCGACAAGCCGCCGAGTTCCGCACGGAACACATCTTCAGAGGCCACCGGTTTTCCAGACTTCTTCAAAGTAACGAGTTCATCGAGAACCTTTGATTTAGTGAGAGGTTGTGACTCTTCACTCTTAGCCAAGGGTTGAATCGATTTAAAAGTAGATCCGCGAGCAGGAACTGGAGAATCAGCGAGCTTTTTCACAAGCGACGTGATTTCTTCAAGCCGAGCTTCGATAGGTTGAATACGAGCGTCAATGGACTTTTTAATTTCCTCTTTCTCCTCGAGAACCCCCTTCTTCATTGCGTCGCGTTTAGCACAAGCTGCTTTAAATGCTTCTTCTGCCTTAGCGCATTCTTGTTCGGCCTTTTCCATTTCGTCTTCTTCGTCTTCTTTTTCCTCTTCTTTATCTTCTGCCTTTTCAGCTTTTTCCTCTTCCTTTTCCTCTACCTTCTCTTCATCTTTCTCTTCGTCTTCCTTCTTAGCCACCATCTCACCGTTGGCTTTGTTGTCGCCAAGTTCGATCTCTTCAGCATCAAATCGACCTTTCTTCAAGGTTTCGATTTCCGCTAGAGTCTCGTCGATGAGCTCAGTAAGGCTTTTAACCAAATCGCTCATTTTGAATCCTCCTAAAAGAGATAGATTACTGACCCATGCCAATCAAATCTGCGTGACCAGGAATAATAACTCCGTGAGTAACGAGATTAAGACTATTAGCAAAACGAGCACACACCGCAAGAAGCGTAAACTCGTCGTTTGTGTTGATAGTACCGGTTAGTTTAATCACGTTAGGATTAGCTACGCCAATACCAATGAAAGGAGATGCAGAACCATCAACGCCACCCATGGGTTTCAGGATTTCTGGATCTTCCAAGGTTACAACAACACTACCGACAGTAATGTCAGCAGCACCACGCACCACAACCACGCCCATCTGCTCAAGGTTGCGTTGCATCTTATCCAAAATAAACTTCTCGTTCGCCATGTCTCTTCTCCTTCTAGTTAAATTGATAGACACGTAGATTAACTCTATCAGAGTTCACTAGTTAAACACAAGCGTTGATTTTACTACAGTTTTAACTTGTGCCGCTAGTTACCCCAACAGCTATGGTTATACCTACTTTACTTATTATGTTTACTTTAGAGATTTGGTGGGATTTTTAGTTACTCTTTAGTAAAGAACTTAGCCAACGTATCAAATGGGTATGCTTTACTACAATGACGACATCTTACTTGATACCTCATATAGATGTTACTTTTACCACAACTTGGACACTCTATCTCTCTATTTTTAAGACCACTATCTAGTGCTTCTGTTTGAAGAACTTGTCCACCTGTTTTATCTGTAGGTGAACCACCACCGAATCCAGCTGTTAATGCTTTTGCTAAATCTTTTATCTTCTCTACGTTAGAGCGAATTTTAGTTTCAGATAAAACATCTGCAACCTCAATAAACGATGGGACATCGTCTCTAGCGAAAGGAACAAGTGATTTTATAAGTGCTTCGTCGGCTGCTGGATTTAAAGATTTTTTTAAATTAAGACCTTCGACTAGTGTTGCGTTGTTAGCTGGAACAAACGTAAGAGCTACACCCTTAAGTTTAGTCCTCTTTAATAGAGATTCATCTTTTTCACCGCGCTCAACTATGCCACCTTCTACAGAGGCCTTTAACTTAAGTGGAGAGTCATCTTTATGTTGGTGTCTTAGGATTGCTGCTGTTGCTTTAGCGGAGCGATGATCGCCATCGTCATCGTACAGTTTTCCCTTGACATAAATATATGGGGCTTTCACTTTATTCCAAAAATAAGTTTGACGCTCATCTGAGCAGTCTTCTGGTCCAAAGATTTTCTTAGCAAAAGTAATGCGCCCTAAGACATCTGGCAACTTATTAGAGTGATTATCGTTAAGGTAACCGCGACCCGCTTCAAGCTCAGAAATATCGCATCCCTTAACGTCAAGTATTTCACCTTGAACATCACGAAGTTGACTACCAGCTATCATATCTATTTCTGTAGACATTATATTACTCCTCTTCAAATTCTATTGTATCAGGAGTCCACTTTCCGCTTTTTGATCTATTCTCTTGAAACCACAATGGTTGTAAATTAGTGTAATGATTCGCATCTTTTAAACTTTGACTGTTATTCCAATCAAATGCTGCTAATGGTTTTACATGATCTATTTCCCATCCATTTTTTCCATAGTTGTCCCATGACATTCCAGGTTGAAACTTTGACTCTAAGTATTTAATAAGTTCATCTTTAGAGCATCCTAGTGCTTCTTCTATGTGTTTAGCTTGCGTTTTATTCATTCCTCTCTCTTTTAAAAACATCTTAAATCTATAAGAAATATTTCTAACTATATGATACTCTTTAGGTTGAGAATATCTCCATTTATTTTGTTGAGCTGTAACCTTATCTCTATTCTTCTTTCCCCATTCTCTTTGATATTCAGCAAACTCTTCATTATGTTCCTTATGCCAAGAAGCAATACGTTTATTGTTACACTCCTTACATGACGAGTATAAACCATCTTTTTTCTTTTTATCTTTAATAAATTCTGTTATATCTTTAGTCTTGTGACACTTTGAGCATTCTTTTTGCATAACCACCTCGTTTTAAGACGATTATACTGTGGTTATCATCTCACCAAAAAATGCGGGTAGGTATAGTTTTTCCGTGAATTTTGAATAAACCTTGACCAGTTTGAGCTCTCTGAATATAAGAGGCCTCTAACCTTTTTTCTATAGATTCTTCTGGTTCACCACCCTGTAGTGCAGATAAAAAATCATCCGCACTGAAACCTAAACCCTCTTCTAGCTGGTCTTGGTCTTCGGTGTCACTATCTGAAATGGATTGTTCTTGATCGTCGTCTGCGATAGCTTCGCTTAACTTACGAATTGCCTCTAATTCATTCGCAGTATATCGTTTCATCTTCAACTCCTAACCTATCGTCAATTATACGACCGCCATCTAGTTCCTTCTTTATTTCTACTACGAATTTAGCTGACTGAAGTTTCTCAGTTGCAGCGTCGGCGGTCTTTTTCACTGTATCGACCGATAGATTTAGGAGAGCAGCTATTTCTGCATCATTTTTAGGGGATTCTGAGAGGAATTTAGCTTCGTACACAAACCAGCAGTAACATGACATCTGGTCTTGTATGGCCCAAGCGCATGGCGTTGCTGTTTCTTCTTCCTCAGGGGTTGGCTCACGACCTAAAGAGCGCATCCACTTTAGACGCTTAACAGCAAGTGGACACCAGTGATCTGGTAGCGACTTGAGTTTACGTGGGCATCTATTTTGAAAGCGCTCTTCTAAATCAGACACATAAACCTCATTCTGCTGGTTTAACACGGACACCAAGTAGTGTTACTACGTGTTTAACCCCACTAAGTTGTACTTCAACAACATCACCGACAGTTTTATTTATCAACCCATCGATCAGTTCTTTACTTCCAGTTTCACTTAAAAGAACCTTAGATCTAAAAATACCTTTATCTTCTGCTTCGTCTGGAGTCTTTGAGGTTATGATCACTACATCTGAAGCTGATGTCACTGTGTTAGCCTCTTGAAAACCATTATCGATGTCGTCTTTTTCCGAGGCCTTAGTCCAATCCTCAAGTTTCATTGAATCCGAAATCTTTGCTACATCTTCTGCGTTTACGTTTAACAATTTCTGTGTAGCAAGGAAACGGTATTGAAAGTCATTGAACATACCGGTAAGATTTTTTGCCTCTCCACCGAGATTAACTAGGTTGTCCATAAGCTGCTTAAGCATAGCCTGATTGATACGCATGGCCATGTTTAAATTCTCAGTTTGCTTTTTAAGTGCCTCTATCTCTTGTTCTAGTGTTTTAACATCTTTGTTTGTGTTTCTAATTTCTTGCGTAATTTTCATGTGTCCTCCTAATTATTTATAAAGATCTGTCTTAATTAAACTACCTAAATATGAAATATGTTTTCTTCTATACTCTTTTACAGGGATATTTTCTGGACGATGTTTAAGGATACAGTCACGAGCAGGTATTGGATTAGTTTTTAATGTTAAACCCTCTACATCTGTCAAGAGTAAATAAAAAGGTTCCGAATTACACCAAACCTCAACAACCCTCATATCACATTCACCAAGCACATTGATAACTGTCACGATATCACCAACCTTAAAGGTATTTTTCACTTACTCCTCCAGTTCATTACTTTTTCTTGTGGGCCTGTTTGATGAGTGTCTTAAGGAAAAGAATCTCGTCTTCTGAGAATACAGAGGGATTAGGTGTTGTCATACCTATTAAATTAGAAAGTTCACTGTTTAAAAATGTCCGTATCTTATTCTCAATGACATCGTAAAAGTTACCCTTTTTCTTAATAATCCTGGTTGACAAAATATCATTGATGGTGTTAGCCTGTAGGAGGCGTTTCTGTTCTGGTGTTAAATCTGTTTCTACTGCCTTTTTAAGCTCAACAGTCTTAATGTCTTCTGTTTTTTCAGCCACCTTCTCTTCTATAGAGGGTGCTTCTACCGCCTGTGCTTCGGGTGGTTTCACGTAGTCTAAAAGTGTGTGTTTCACGAAGCTATATTTATAGACAAGCGTAGCATTGTAAAGTCTACCAGCTTGTATAAACTGAACCTTTGTAAGCGGTTCTTTATTCTGTACACATCGATTCCAGTGTTCTTCTGTGTTTGGGTCATGCATTAGGACATATTGTGTATCGTTTTGCTGCTCGATTTCCTTAAGAACTTCAAAATCTTCTTCAGATAACTGAGGTGGACGATTGTAAACGTGACTCCATATTAATTCACCGTAAGCAGATCTATCCCAAAAAACGTCTTTACCTGTTTTAGAAACGTACAGTTCAATCATCTCGTCTAAATAACTAGGGCCACTGTAGCCAGGTTGGCTGTACTTCTTATCTGGAGCAGATAAGTGAATGACTTCGTATCCTTGTTGTTTGTATATCTCTGCTACAGTTGACTTGCCAGAACGGTCTAAACCTTCGCAAATAATCCAAGTCATATTATGCCTCGTTTGATTTTATAGATTTACAGGTATTTTATACAAAATCAAACGAGATAACAGTCTTATTCTTTGTCGTCTTTAGCATAGACATTTATTGGGTTTGCTATGACTTTGCCACCTATGTTAGTAGAACCAGTAGCACCAGCTTCTTTTGCTATATCTTGTAATGATCTTGGTGGTTGTCCCGCTGCTACAGCTAAGCGAGCGTGCTCACTTCTTGTTGTAGCAACCTCGTGATCGTGTTTCTCTTGTTCGCGGGCCTCTTGTTGTTGCTGTAATTGGTTTTGCTGTTCCATCTGTTGTTGTTGCATGGCCTCTTGTTTCTTCATATTGCTAATCGTTAATAGCATTTGCTGCCACGATGCAAACATTGAGTCGCCTGGGATATACTGAAGTTCCGGTCGTTGTGAAGCCCCAACATCACCAAAAAAGGTTTCACGAATTTCACCGCGGGTCATGTTCTTTTCAACCATAGCCCAGAATGACTGATTAAGTGGTAACTTAGCAACCGGATGATCTATTTCTTTCTTCTCTTCCCAGCGAAGCAGATCATTCATGGATGCAAAGGTTGTCATTTGACCCTGACGAAGTGCTAAATCTGTTTGAGCTGTTTCATCAGTATAGCCGAAAAATTTAAACCTATACTTTTGAGCAAAAACAGGGTTAAGAACTGGAACTATGTCGTTGTTTATGACATCTTCAATAAACATTAAAATAGGAATAAGTCCGCGTTCCCTGGAGTAAGTTATCTTAAACTGACCAGACTCTTTAGCTTGAGCAGCACCACGACCATTAGCAGATGTCAAATAGTCTAAACCAACCTCAATAGGGTCAATTTGGAATTGAGAGCAGATTGACCTCATAATATGGGAGTTGAAGTTGATATACTCCATTTCGCGAGCACTACCGCTCATGGGTATCCATTGGACTTCATCTAGACCAGAAACAATCGGGGTTCGCCATGCATTGTTTGAACCAGAAATTGTGTTATAAAACTGGCGCCTAAACGAGGCTAAAGAGTTCTGTGTAACCGTCCCCTTTAAGTGTAAAATTCCGCGAGCAGCGTAGCCATGGGTAAAGTAGTTAGAGTTATATGCTTCTACATTGAGATGGTTGGTAATCATAATAACAGCTTGCTCAACCATCGATATAGAGTAACCGTTAGAATCTGGGAAATTCTTTGGATTAAAGAGTCGGAAAACCAAGTCCTCATCACCAAATGCGGCTAATGTCCGACCATCAACAGACATTTGAACGTACTTGTAATATTCGATTGGCGGTTCGTTAAGTTGACCGTCACCTGTTGGGTCGTTATCTGATCGTTTGCGTTTATACTGCGTATTAGCTGTTTTAACCTGTTCAGACATAACATCACGGTTTACAGTTGGATTGACACGATACACTGTTTCAGCTGTCAATGGACGAAAACGGTGCAGCGTTCCACCTCGTGTTAAAACCTTTTCTATAGCTACATGCCCAAAGGTTAAAGCATCTGCGGTTACAAGTTTAACGAAGTCACCAAAAATCATTTCTTCGCCTTTTGGTGTACCGTCTAATCTACCGCAGTTAGATATAAAATCTTGAAGTTGTTTTATGTTGATGTTATCTTCATCTGAAAGTTCTGAATTATCTGTTTTAATGAAACGAAACCCCATGTCGTACTTCTTCTCTTGAGGACGAGAGAAGCGTAGAACAGTATCGCCACGTATCTGTAGGATGGTATTTACGAGCCAGTCGCGTATTGTGATATCGCGTAGGGTTTTGTTAGCAATACGGTTTGTTTTACCCTTAGTCAAAAAGAAACCGCTGCTAGTCTGATCGTAGTAGGGATCAGTTAGAATTGCCTTGCTTTGAATGAGTTCAGCTTTATCCTCTGTTTTAGCTTCTTTTGTTGGGTTCTCTAATTCAGACCACGTCATCTTAGTAACGTCATCTTTTACTGAATCAATAATTGATTTTTTAAGGTCTTCAATCCAGCCCATGTTGTTCTCCTGAAACAGTATGTGGTTTTATTCTACTCTATCCAACTACGATTAAGTAAAATAATGCACATCTCTTCCGATTCGTTAGTTCTTCTTTATCTTTTTCCATTATCAACCTAACATAAAGATAATATTACATAATCCACATAAATCCGCCAGAACCATCAACCTCTTGCTCAGGTTCTTCAAGTTCAGATAAGCGTCCTATTTTACCTAAGTTATCGATATTAACTTCATTATTAAAAGGTATACTGTATATCTTAGCATATTCTTCTGCCGTCGGGACCTTTAAAAGATCACCAGATGGAGTGATAACTTTAGAAATATCCACATCTATGCCAGAACTCATTATAACCTGGGATTTACCAAAAAGAGACTGAAAAACATACCTAAGTGCATCTAACCAGTGATCATTTTCGGTGTCTGGATCTTCTGTTATTTGACCAGCAGAATTTGTCTTATAGTGGTACAACTGAAACTCTTTCATTAATGGTTGACAAGTTTCAGAAGCTAAGAAAATCTTTGGTTCTGCAGTCATTGGGGCCCTAAGCCACTTTTTAATAACTTGGATACCTGTGCTAATGTTACCCTTATCTACGTTGGTATGAGCTGGTAGACCAGCTTTTTGCATCTCCACAATATCACCAGGATCAGCGGGGTCAGGAAAATATAGTGATGTTCCGTATATTGGATGGTACTTTCTGGCTACATACGCTATCCACTCGGGGTGAGATCGATAAGTGATACCATCACACCTAACTACGTATACGTTTTCTCTATTATCTACACACATGATAACAACTGTATTTGGGTTATGCCAACCAAAGTCCATACCAGCAAAAAAAGACAACCCCATCTTCTTAGCTGTTAAAATAAACATATCGTGATCACAGATTCCTGGAAAATCTTTTCCAGTTAGAATCTTAAACATTTGATTCCACGTCTTAACATGCGTTTTTTCTTCATACTCTTTAAAGATAATGCCCTCTACAGAGGGTTTTAAGTTAAACAACTGAGCAGATGTCCAATCTGGACCTTCAGATAACACCTTTTGTGCTATTTCTGGAACAGACTTAAGCATTGGTGAGGTTGATTTTTGATTCTTAGCATCACCCCGACACCAAGGTAACAGTGGACATTTATTACAGTTTTCAAAGGCTTGCGTTGGTTCGTAATCTGTTCGTTTACTACTCGGTAGCTTTTCCCATTCTTCAACTGTGTATGAAACACCCTCATCAACAGAAACGTAGAACGTTGTCTCCTTTGTTCCAGATCTGGTATCGGGACAACGTTGCATGAATTCTAGAGCGGTCCATCTTCTTACTGTTTTACCGATCTTGTCGGCTGAAGATATCTGCTGCTCCATTAGACCATAGCGTGATTTTCTAGTTGAAATGTTAACACGTAAGGGTCTTTTCCCTCTTTTTGAGTCTAACATACCACTGATATCTTTATAAGCCTTTAAACCCTCACCAGAAATAGTGTCAACCTCATCAACAGTTACCAGCGGAACGTGTGGACCGTTTACTGATTTTAGAGTACACGGAACAATTTCAATCGTGCAGTTTTCGCCCCTAATGTTGAACACGGTTTTTTCTGTGGTATTTTTTTTAAGTATTTTCTGTTCTTCCGGCACCTTAGGTGGACTAACAACCTTTGAAACACGTTCATTTAGAATATACTTCTGAATATAGTCGTAGGCTCTTTTTGCTTGATTTTCAATAGCTCCAACATGGACAACATCCATTTGACCGTGAACAACAGCAAGCAACTGTGCTAAAGAAACAGATACAGTTTTTCCAGAACCTCGACCAGCGACGTATATCAGTTCACGAATGTCATCTGGATTATCTTCTAAAACTGTGATTTTATACATCTCCCAGAGTGCACCAAATGGGTTGGTATCAGCGTACCTGGATACAGTGTGATCAGGTAGCTGTAAATTAAAGAAATACTTAGTAAAGTTTTTAAGTTCTTGTTCTGTTTTACACTGGCGCAAGAATAATTTTTCCATCTTTTGTGGTGAAACTACTATCTGTCCACTAGATGTGTTTTTGGTAACTGTGTTGTGCTGCTGGTTGTTTTGCACCGCAGCGGCTGCCTTTTTCTTTTTAGCAGTTGGATTATCTATAAATTTTTTATAGTGCTTTTTACAGTAACCCTTACAGTAATGTGGATTATTGCATCCAGCAACAGAACAGCCCTTAGTCATTTCATTCCTCTGCCAACTCTGCTAATAAAACAGAGTCATCGTCTTCCTGTTTAAGCTCTTTA